TATCTCTCTTTCTTCTCAATTATATTATCATTTTACACTAAAATGTGGGTAATGTCAAGTATTATTTTTTTTCCTTATAAATCAAGGGTTTAGAAGAAGAAAAAGGGGGTAGTTTTGCACTACCCCCTTTAGTGGTGATTCGCTTTTCTGCATTAAGCATTACTGTTTACAGTAGTCAATGTCTTATCAAAGCGTTCACCTATGCGATATTCGTTCCAAGGTGTTGATTTGAGAGAGTGAGAGGTAACACCTTTGCAAACTGTCAATATCGCACGAACCATAATATAACCATTACGAATCTAATCAATTCATGTTTATAGTTATACCACTATTTTGACTTAAAGTCAAGTCAAATTTAGATAATATTACCATTAGGTAACCAATAATTATCTTCCCAACCAAATGCTGTTTTCACAACATTGTCGGATAGACCTTTATATTTTTGATGTAGAACTTTGTCTTTTACATGACAAAGAACTTCAGCTTCGGATTTATGCAAACCTTCTAACATCTGAATGAACATAGTTTCCTTTTTCATTCTAGGTGTTTGATTATCTGCACCCTTGATAAAGTGCCATATCTTTCTAACTTCTTGAGAAAGTAAAGTATGTTCTGTACCCTCTGGTGCTTCGTTTGCTTTAAATGGTACACTACCTTCTGGTAGTACCCATTCGATACTTGGGTCAAAAGATGCTTTGATTATCATTCTCAAAGGTTCACTATCGTGTTCTTTCAGAACTGCAATCTTTTTATCTTTAGTCTTTGCATTATTCACCTTTGTCAACACTTCTGACATTAGTGGTGTATATGTTTTCACTGGTTTATTCATTAAAAGTCTCCAATATTCTCCATTAGGTTTTTTAGTTTATACTTGATAAAGTAATTTAGTAGTTGTTTTCTATCTCCACTAGGCGTATCCACATAAGTTTGAATACACTTATCCACTATTTCCTCTGGAATGTAATTTAAATCTATTAGAGTTCTGTTTCTATGGAAGTTTCTCATCATCTCTTCATTACAGAAATCTTTAGGTTCAAGTTCAATCCAAGTAGCAAGTTTTCGTTTAGAGATAGGTCGTTGTCTAATCTCTTCTACAAAACAATTATCTGGTGACAAAAAGTTTGGAACTCCATCACTTCTATCACCTTGAAGTATATGCTCTTTAATATATGTAGTAGGGTCTACACCGTTAATAAATTTCTTTTGAGTTGGACTATATTGAGCTACAAAATTATGTTGTTGTAGTTGTATAAAGTCTTTATCTCCAGAAAGTATCAATACCTTCTCGTAATTCTTAGGTTCTTTTGCAACATGAAATACTATAGATGCAATTATATCATCTGCTTCTGCTGTATCTACTTGCAATACTTTGTATGGGAAAAATTCATCTAACTCATCACGAATTAAATGCAGTGTATCAAAGATAGCATTCCAATCTAACTTGGATTCTTTTCTATCTTTTCTACGACTATACTTGTAGTTGGGAAATACTTCCCTTCTCCAGTTATTCTTTGCATCATAACAAAGCACAAGTTCACCATACTCACCAGAGAATCTACTACGATACCCTCTTAATGAGTTTAGAACCATGTGTCTAACTAAGTCTGGTTCTACTTCTTTTCGTCCACCAATCTGCACCATCAAATTTGATAGTGTCACTTGATTCATATCAACTAATATCATCTCCGTTACCATCATCCTTCGATTGAGGAAGTAAATCATCAATCTTGTTCAAATTTATTTTACTCACCACTGTGTCATTCTCTTCATCCATTTCAGTCTTCACAATCAAGTCCATAAAATCTTGCATTGGATGACGGAAACCCATCTGTCGATATAGAGTACCTTTTACCACTTCATTAAGGAAACTTATATCACCTATAAATCTATCTTTCTTAATATCAAAACCATTTTCACCTACATTATGTATAAGGTTAATCATTAACCCTTCAGCAAGATTATCACAGAAATCTAAGTCTTCTGTGATTCTCTGTGCATCCAAGTCATCAATCTTAGGTTGGTTTTTACCCTTGTATGTTGTTGGAAATTTAATGACATTATCGGTCAATAACCTAACTCCGCTTTCCTTTTTTCTATCTTCTTGAGATACCTACGTTTACCAGCAGCTTTTGCTTTACGTTTCTTTTCACCTTTACTAGTGAAGTGTCCTCGTTCTCTTAGTTCTTGGAAGAAACCGTCTTTCATTAGTTTCTTCTTTAGAACTCGCAATGCACCGTTAACATCTGAAGTTACATTACCATCTTTGTCTTTAACTTGACGTACTGTAACCGTCATACCTTCGCTCTTAGGCATTTGTTTATCCTTCTTGCGAAAGTTTTTATTGTATTTGTTGTATCTCATAGTTCTCCTTATCCAGCGTCTATTATCTTATTTAGTTTGTCTGTCTCAGACTCTTTTACCTTATTAACATCTGCATCAAGTTCTTTAAATGCTTGGTTAGCTTTAATCTTAGACATTAACATCTTATCCTTCTTTAGACGATTAAGAAGAATCTTTTGTGCTTCCTCATCAGAATATTCTAAGAGTACATACACACGATACTGCATACCATTAGAAACAATCTTTGATTCTTTTACTTTATATCCAGCAACATCAACGTCTGCAACGATATTCTTTGTTGCAGTTGAAATCTCATTTATCACAGAAGCATCTAAATCAGAAGAACCTACTTTTGTCATAAATGATTTGGTCACAGAGTTTAACCTACCGTTAATCCTATCTGCAAGAATTGTCTTTGCACTTAGGATTGCAATATCTTTTGACAATTGCAACTCTGGGGATAATGCAGTACCTACAGAATAGATTGCATCTTTGTTATCAGGCATTTTAGTATACCAATCTGGAACTTGGTTAACTTGTTCCTCTACAACCTTTGCAGTATGTTCATATGCTTTCTTTATTGCAAATGGTGTTGGTTTCTTTGCCGTATCAATTGTGCCTGTATTTGATGCACAAGCACTTAGTAGAGCTCCCACAGCGCCTACTAGTATTACATTTTTAATCATCACTCTTTACTCCATTAAGTTGATTTACAATTTGGTCACGAATACCACTATCTACAAACATCTTAGTGGTCGTTGTTGTTATCTGTGGATAGTATGTGACCAACACTATTCCTACCACAATTCCCATAATAAATTTTATCATTAATTAAACACTGCAAAGAAAAAAGCATCAAGTACAGTTGGTTTACTATTTGCATAGTTACCATAGTATGTTGGGTCTGGACTAGAACTTGGTCTAATCGGTTTAAAATACTCAGCCCACTTTTCTGCTTTTGTCTTTTCCTTTTCTTTTTTATATTCGACTATGATAGTTGGTGGACTATCACAGACATATTCTGTTTTTGAACTAATAATCTTACCGTCAGAATATTTCACTATTTTGACATAATCACAATCTTGTTCACCAAGTGCGGCTGCAGATGTAAACAAGATATAACTCGACAATAAGATTACTAGATACTTTTTCATTTTTACTATATTACCAGATTAATTAGGCATTGTCAAGTACTTTCTCAACACATTCTACAGCTTCATGGTCAAATCCACCAATGTGCCATTCGTACTCTTCAGTAGGAACGTATCCATCTTTCCAGTTGTAAATCGTAGCAGTGACATAATCAAAGTCATCTCCATACTCTTTATCTACAAAAGGAACTTTAAACTCTAAGAACCACTGTGCGTTGACCTTTTCATAAGGACTCGCATCTGTCATGGTAGGTTCTCCAAATGTCTCAACCAACTTTGCATAAGTTGTCTTGACATATCCTTTTAAACTAGTCATGTTGATATTTACATCTTCACTGTTTTCAAACTCTAACACTCTACTACCTCTCCTTTCCCAATCCATACAAGGTTTTCTTCAAACAAAATTTCCCATGTATCTTTTCTCTCTTTCAAGTAATCGAACATATACACATTCTCTTTCGCCCATTTGATAGCATCTTTTGCATTATCAAACTCTCCAGTTTTACCCAACTTATTCATTTGAGTATAAACAATGTATTTTAGTTTTTTCATTACGCAGCCTCCAATAGTGTTCCACAATATTTCGCAACGTCTTCAGGCGTTGCATAGTAATCAGTGTACCTATCAAAAGGCACAATCATACCACCACAGTCTGGGTCTTTACAGACTGCACCGACATACCAACCAGCGGCAGATGCCATTACGATATTCTCAGAGACAGGCATCTCTGTACCGTAAACATTACAGTTGGTGAACTTTACGTCCTTGATGTTTTTTTGAATTTTCATATTAACCTCACTC